TATTTATTTATTTTATAAGTCTATTGATTATGAAACTGCGCCCATGAAAAAATATAAAATAGTTTCTGAAAAATTCAAAATATCAATAACTACTGTAAGAACAGCGGTTAGAGAAATGCAGAGGAATGTAAATTAATTTAAAAAGAAAGGAGAATTAAACCGATATCAAAAGTATCGGTTTTTTTGTGTCTAAATATTTAGACACGCCTTTTTAAATATTGCATTCAATTATTGACTTAATTTTATACAAAATTTAAAATTCAATGCACGAAATTAAAATATACGGTGAGATAATCCCTTTTGAAGAAGATTGGTTTGGAAACGGATATATAAATTTATCTAACGTTCAAAACCAATTGGCAGAAGCAGAAGGAAAAGATATTAAAGTTCGTATTCGTTCTTTTGGCGGTGATGTTGAAACAGGCTTTAGTATTTACAATGAATTGCGCAGATATGCTAAGGACAACAAAGCAAAGGTAACAACACTTGGAGAAGGACAAGTAGCTTCAATTGCAACGGTTATTTTTCTTGCAGGAGACGAAAGAATATTAACAGGACATACTGAGCCATTCGTTCACAATGCATGGACTTATTCAGAAGGAGATTCAAAAACTTTAGTTCGTGTTGCAGCTGAATTAGACAAATGTAATAACATGATTGCGGATCATTATGCATTACATACTGATTTAACGCGTGATGAAGCATTAGACTTAATGAATAACGATACTTCAATCACACCCGAAGAAGCTGTTAAGATTCGTTTTGCAACTTCAATAGAAGAAGTTTTAAGACCAGTAGCATTAAAAAGATTTAGTACTAACACAAATAATAATAACATGAATAAAAAAACGCAAACGCTATACAATAAAGTAGCTAAGTTTTTAGGTCAATTCTCAAACAAGGTGGTAACTACTGCTGACGGTAAAGAATTAGACTTTTACGAATTAGAAGATGATGCTGTTATTGCTGTAGGCGATAAAGCGTATTATGACGGAATGGACGCTGATGGCAGTTTCATTATGCCGAGCGGAGAAACCTATGTTTTGGTAGCGGGAGAATTAACTGAAATTCAATCAGAAGATATTACCGATACAAACGCAGAGGCATTGGCGGAAGCTAACGCAACTATTGCATTGCTTACTGAGCAATTAGAAGCTGTATCAAACAAAGCTGTTGAGTTAGATACTCAAAATAAAGCTAAAGACACTTTGATTGCAGGATATAAAGCAAGCTCAAAATCTGCTCCTACGCAAAGCAAAGAAGCCCCTAAAGAAAAGCAAAAAGAAGCTGAGCCGTCAAAAGCAAGTTTAGCAGTTGCAAATTTAAAGAAACACTTAACAAAACAATAAGAAATGGCAATTACAACAAATTTTAATACAGCGGTTTTAGCCTTGGTTGATGACCTTGTAACTGCTGAGAGAATAGATATCTCAAACGCAATTTTTATGAGTACTTTCGAGGTAGGAGATATCGCAGAGGGTCATCAAATTGTAACAGGTATTAGACCAGGTGCATTAATTCCTATTTTGGATAATTCGCCAAACTATGAAGCGTTTCCGGTAAAAGCAAATAACAATTGCGTTATCCCTGCATGTGATTTAGATTTGGGATTCTCAGCTAAAGCATGGGAAACAGCAATGATTGCTTGTAAAATTCCTATCTGTATCAATTCATTTGATGAAAACTTTTTACTTTTCTGGAATCAACACAAAAGATTATTTGGAGATGCTGATTTAAACAGCGCATTACTTCAATACATCATTGATTTATTCCAAAAGAATTTAAGAGCTGCAATCTGGAGAAGAGTTTGGTTTGCTGATTCTGCAAGCGCAAATGATTACCTTGAAGGTGCTGACGGTATTTTCACACAAGCTGAAGCAATGGACGGTTTCAAAATTGAAGTTGCTGAAAATGTTGCTGGAACTGGTTTAACTGGTCCTGCTTTGTATGCTTACTTAACAGAAGCTTACGAATACGCATCTTTACAACCTTGGTGGAATCCCGCAACAGCTCGTTTCGAAATGACTCAGGCAATGGCGGCGGTTTTAGTTTCGTGGTTAAATTCAATCGGAGACAGAACAGGAATCAATTGCGAATGTTATTCTGCTGATGGATTAACTGCTCAAAGAACTTATTCAGTTGACGGACAATTAAAAATCTTCGGAATTACTGTTCACGTTCATAGAGAGTTTGACGGTGTTATTAATGCTTTTGCATTGGGTAATCCTTACAGAGCAATTTTGACAAGCGATACAAACATCTTAATAGGTACAACTGAATTAGATCAATTGCCTGCTTTTGATATTTGGTATTCAAAAGATGATGACCAAATTTATATCAAAGGTGGTGCAAATGTAGGTGCTGCATTAGTTACAAATCAATATGTTTACATTGGTGCTGAAACAGCTTCGCCAAGTGTTTAATCTTAAAAAACAAATAAAATGGCAGTAGCAAGTATATGCGGTACATTAAAAAACGGTCAGGATGCATCTTGTGTTGCTCCTGCCCGTAGATTTTACCAACAAGCGGTTGTAATTAATAAAGCAGATATTGATCCTGAATCAGTTGTTTTAAGTGTTCCTACTGCTGAAGATCCAGATTGTGCGTATAACGTTCAGTTTGCTTTGAAAGATGGTAAAACGGGTTTTAGATTTACAGGACCAGAATCAGGAAGTTCTTATAAAGGTTATTTTGATAAAACATTATCTGATTTAGGATTTACACAATACAAACATAATGCACAGCTTTTAATTGTAGGTTCTACAGAAGAAGCAAAATGTATTTTGGATTCATTAAGTAAAGGTAAATACGTTGTTGTTTATCAATTTACTGATGGTACAGTTGAAGTTTACGGATTTGAAAACGGTTTAACTACGGGGGATTTTACGTATGATGTTCAAGAAGGCGGTGGAGGTACTGCAATTGTTTTATCTTCTTTAGATATTGCACCTGAGAATTATGTACCTTTGGTTTACCAATCAACACCTCCAGGTTCTGAAAATGCAGATTTCGATGCAAATTTTGATAACGACGCACCAAGTGTTTAGCTATGACAATTAATGAATTTATATTATTAGATAAAGCTAAGGTTAGAAGAGATTCTAACCTTATGTCTTTATACCTAGATTTTTTTAAAACTGCTTTTGGAAGAGTGCCTAATTGTGCGGGATGTTCATTTGGAACGGATTGGCAAAAATTAGTATCTTTATACTCAATAAAAGGAGAAAAAAAAGTAACTTTACAAAAAGGTAAAATCATGAATACAATTTCAATTAAAAAAATACAAGGTAAAATATTGACGTATAAAAAAGACGGTAGAACATATCGCCAATATGACAATATTTTAACTGATGAATTTATTAAAGAATTTATTGTTTCGGGTACTGAAGAAGAAAATAAAGAACGTGTTAAAATGTTTAATTTTCCTTCTGAAATTACAGTAAGTATGATAGTTGAAGAATATGATAAACAGGCTAAAAATCCATTTGGACTTAATTTAGATTTAGTTCAAACCGAAGTAGATTCTAAAATTATTGAAACAAATACGGTTATATTTACTGAACATACACCTGAGCCACCTAAAGTAATTAAAAAACGTGGTCCTAAAAAACGTAAATAATGGATTTACCTAAAATACCAATTGGCAAATTCAGGGCAAAGTTCATTGAGCTTTACCGAAGAGTTATTCCTTTAGCAGAGAGTAAGAATGATGAATCTATTTATTACAATGGAGAAAACAATCTTTACCCTAACGAAATTGAATTAGCTATTTTAAATAGTCCTTCTGGTAAATCAGCATCAAGAATTTTTGCAAAATATATTTCAGGTAAAGGAGTTGTAACAGATGAAGTTGTTAATCCTGATAAAAATTATAAGTTATCTAAGATTGTTAAAATGTCTGCAACTGATGTTTCAAGACAAAACGGAACATTTTTCCATATTGGACAACGATTAGAAGATGCGGTTTTAAAACCTACGATCGATGTTTTAGAATACACAAAAACAAGAATCGGTAAAGAAGATGACAACGAACACGTTTCAAAGTATTGGCTAAAGGATTGTTCGGTTGAAAAGAAATCATATTTAAGCAATAAAAAGAAAGACGAATCATATTGGTATTATGCATTTAATAATGATCCAGAAGTGATTTTGCAACAAATACACAACGATTACAAAGAATCAGGCGGAGAAGATGAAAATGCAGAATTAAAAGACATGTTGCCATACTACAGAGGTCAGGTTTATTACATGAATTTAACGCCAGAATTTAAATACGCTCTTTCACCTTTTGACGCTTGTTACAATGATCTTGATAGCGAATACAGGGTTTCAATGTTTACTAATAGAAACGTTAGAACTGGATTCTTAGGTAAAACTTATGTTGTAACATCTGGATTAGATACTGAAGATGAAAAAGCAGTTAATGAAGATATTGCAAAATGGTTAGGATCTGAAAATATAGGCGGAACTTATCACTTGTCATTAGAAGCAGGAGCAGAAGTTGATAAAGTATTTAAGGTTGGTCAAATAAAAGCTGAATACGATGATAAATTATTTTCAGAAACAAAAACAACGCTGAGAGATAATATTTATTCTCAGGCAAATAACGTTCCTGCTCAATTCGTAAAAGCTGATACTTCAATTTTCGGCACTCAATCAGAAACTTATATAGAAATGAAGAAGTTCTATACAGAGCAAACACAAGACGAGCGTAAAGAAATTGAAGACACACTAACCTATTTAGGTTTTCCATGTAAAATTATTCCAATAATCGATATAAACGTAGAAAATGAACCTATTATCCCTTCAATATAATTGCATTGGAATACTCGCAAAGCATTGCGACTTATCAAAACTATGCGTTGCTGAAAACGAAGCTTCAAATTTCGATTTAGCTGAATTGTTTTGTGATTTTTGGGTTGAAATTGAGCAGATAAATGCAGAAATTATTGCGTATGATAATGCCGACCCTCAGCCACCCGAACCGCCCACCAATTATGCAGAGAAAAAAGCACTGTTAGATGGTGGGAATTATACGGATTGTGG